TAAGAACGCAAGCTGTCAGCGCGGAAGTTGTAGGTCTGGGCGGATAGGGTGGCAGGAAGCGTGAATGGCAAAGTCAATCCTCCTGGTGTTGAGGTATCCACCGATGTCCCAATAGTGACATACTGAGAGTCGGTTTCCCGCTTCATGCTTATTGTGCATCCTGTAGCCGTGGAATAATAATACTCCATCTCATAATGCGACCCGTATTTCTTTGAGATCTTATCGTCAAAATCGTAAGCCTTGGTCACAGCGTAAGACGTATAAGAAGTTCCATAATCCTTAAACTCTGTATTGCCATCACCCTGCAAGTCTGGGTCAAGGTAATCGTAAAGATGACCAACCTGACCTGTCGGACTGCCAATCGCAAGTTTTACGCAGTTTGTTGAGTACCCGCCAGAGAAATTGGTCTTAACCATTGCGCTTGCGGCTATAGACCACAAACCTTCAAATGATCCAAACAGCGTGTTGTAAACAAGCACATAATTGCAGGTTGTCGAATTGTCCAAGGGAAGAGCCAGATAATATCTGTTGTTATGGAACGCTCCGTTCGAAGAACCAATATAACCCCTATTTATCCTTGCTATTACATTCTTGACTTGCTCGCTAAGAGTTGGCCCCACCGTGTAAAAATCATCGGCTGCTGACCTAACAACGCTTCTTATTCCGTCATTGGAAAGAAAGAACACATCCTTGTTGGTAAAGATTGCGGATCTGGATGCTTGACAACCAATCTTGTCGTTAATCAGTCTTACAGTCCATCCAGCAGCAGTTGTTGCTGTTGGATCAACAGTAACCAAGTAAATCTTGTTTGGCTTGAATACCAGCAATTCAAAGTCAAAGAATGGCTGGATGGCAATAATGTCTTCACCATCATTACCACCTACAACAATGCTGTTTGTCGATTTCCATATTTCTGAATCAAGTATGTCTGATGCGTAGAGCGTGTTTCGATTGTCTCCAGTTCCAACCGCAAAAAGTCTATTTGTAAAATTTCTGATTAAACGAAGTCCGGATGGAGATAATGCCAATATGCTTGCTGTGGCGGTTGCCCCAGATCCTCCGCCACCCGTAATTGTAACTGTTGGTGCCGAAGTATATCCAGAGCCAGCATTTGTAACTGTTATTCCGGATACCTTATTGGATGCCACTGTTGCTGTTGCGCTGGCCGTTGTCCCATAGGCAAGATTTGGAGCACTAATTGTTACAGTTGGAACTGAGCTATAACTAGATCCGTCATTTGTTACCGTAATGGAAAGAACGCTTGTTCCCTGTCTATAATAACTTGTTCCGTTTGTAAAATAAATATAGCTTGCGCCGTCCGTGTAATAAAGTTTTTCATTAAATTGAGTGAAATCAACCTGCACTGCTCCGCTTGTTACAGTTCCAGCAGTAGTTCCAAAACTTGTTGCGCTTGTGGAATTAAATAATTTTCCGTCACAAGCAACAATAATTCTTTCAAAGTTTGCAGTATCAAAATAGTGCATTCCCTGAATCCCTGATCCGCTGGATACATTTGTGGAAACTGTTTCAATCCCTTGCCTTGTCTGGAGGTTTCCAGACGGGCTAATCGTCATATTATAAAGCTCGCTGGCCTGATTGTTCCCAATTAAGCTTGGAGAAATTCCAGAGGCTTGACCACCCTCAAAGCTTGGAGATCCTGCCAATGACAGGACATCGTCAATCGTGTCGATGTAATAAGGCATGTTTAGATGCCTCCGTTAAGCTGCGGTGATTTCCTCGGTCATCAAATCGCCAAGGCTAACCGGAGTAATCTGTTTTACGCCACCAACCTGGCTGAGTTCGTAATTGGCCATCGCAGCAAGGTCGGCATTGGCAGTCTGTACCACGGACTGAGCCTTGGCATACTGACGCTCACGCTCAAGCGCATCGGCATGAGTAAGCGCAAGCACAACCTGGTGAACGTGCGGAAGGCGAAGCTCGTCAGCCAAGGATTCGGTTGATGGTGGGAAATCAACCACAATGTTTGTGCGGGTAAGGCATTTTAATTTTTCAACCACGCGCAATGCAATGCTGTTTACGGCTGCAAGTCTTGGATAAAGATCAAGCTGGGCGATCCCGCTTGTGTTGCGACCAGTGAAATGATAAAGCACCGGAGTTCCAGTGCGATCTTCCTCAAGCAGGTTTGCATCTTGGCTAATGATTGTCGCCAAGTCGATAGGGTCAACCTCGGACTGATCGTAAGACACAGAAAGTGGGGTTTCCACATTGGTTCCAAGCGTAACTGTTCTGCTTGTTCCAACTGAGTATGTCGAAGTTGTTACGCTCTCACGCCAAGGGGCAAAGTTCCATACCCGCCTGTAGGCCAAGCTTGCGGCCTTTTGGAGGAAGGTTAAGGTGTCGGAGTCGGTCTTGCCGATCTTCTCTCCGGCAAACTGAGCGATTTCGGTTAGCGTCATTTGGATTCGGACTGCTCTTTGGCTTGGTTACGAATTTTCTCCACCAACTCGAACACTGCCTCATACGGAGCGCGACCAAGGCAGGCAAGGATGGTGTTTACTTCTTGGATGGATAGGTCGAGTTTCATGCGGACTCCAATGCGGTGACTTTGGCTGAGAGTTCTTGGATGCATCGCATTAGGACATATTGAAGATCAGTCTGATAAATTGTCTTTAAAGGAATGCCGTCTGCTGGTGTTTCACCAAAACCATCGTTATTGATAAGCTCTGGAATGTGCGCTTCAACTTCTTGGGCAATCACACCAATAGTTTTTTCGGTATCTTCTCCTTGATCCCTGTAATTGAATGTTCTAACTGGTATGGAACAAATCTTATCAAGATAGTTACCAGAAAGATTAATGTTAGTCTTTAGTCTTTCATCTGAAGGAGTGGTGTTATTGGCTGAGAAATTAGCAATTCCTCCATTTGTATTTACATAAAATCTAAAACCATTGTTTGTTGCATTTGTGTTAAATAAATTGTAGCTAGTTTCAACACCTGCCGTGTTCATCACATAACCCATAATCGGAGCCGTTGCGCTTGCCCTAAACTTGAGACCCACTCCTGTAGAGAATGACGTATCGGTAGTCCCAACCAACAAATTTCCACTCGAATCAATGCGCATGCGTTCTGTTGTTCCAGCAGAAAATTTTACATAAGATCCATTGAATGAAATATCTCCACCATAAGTTCCAGATGCGGTTCTAAAATATAATTTTGAATCATCGGTTCCAGATGACTGAATCCCGACCCCTGTTTCGCTTGATGCTTGTTTTACCTCAAGCCTTCCGCCAGTATCATTTGAGGTTGTTCCAATAAGAACTTTCCCACTCGCATCCTTATAAATCTGCCCACTGCCAATGTTAATTACATTGGTTGAGCCTGTGATTGTGCCAAGGAATGTGGATGTGGTTGCGGAAAGGTTGGTGATTGTGCTTGTCGTACTATTCAGCGTGGCAATCGTTCCGCTTGTGACGATCTCCGCTGTCGAAGTTGTCGTGCCTGTAGTAAGGACATCAATCGTTCCTGAAGTGCTGACAAGCGGAGCCTTTAGAAGATTGGCAACTGTCATCCGCTTCAAATTATTAGAATCTGAAGCATCTCCAATGAGAAGCGTGTCGTTTACGGCTACTACAGTCTCAGCAGTACGATCTTGAATAAATCCAGAGGTAGGCGTTGCATTTGTCACCAGCGCACCAAGCTTTGCCGCCGTAACGTCATTGGCTACGCCATCAGTAAAGGTTGTTCCAGCAGTAAGTGAAGCCATTGTAAATTACCCTCCGTTGATTAGCTTGGATTTAACAAAGTCCCAGGCGATGCTGATTATAGCACCTAGTCCACCCGCCACAAGTAGCATCTTGGTCTTGAGTCCCTCGATGGCAGATACCCTGTTCGAGATGTCACCAAAGCTGGCCAATGAACGCTCAACCATGTGGTACAAAGTCACTTGACGCTCCTCCATCCTGGCAAGGCGTTCGGATACATTTGCCACCCTATCCTTAATGTCTGACACCTCATCAAGACTCACGGCCCCGACCCTCCAGATACTTTAACGCCACGGCAAGATGGACAACCGCATCCACAATCTCGTCCCGATCCCTTCCATCCTCGACAATCCTCTTGATGGACCGGTTGACGCTCAAGAGATGTTTCACCTTGCCAATGTACTTGGTCTCCTTGACCATATTGTTGTTCTCCACGGCAAACTTCAACGCCTCCTTGAAACACTCGTACTCCTTTTGCGTCATCAAGAAACGCAAACTGAAATTGGTGAGCCAGGTGGCGA